AGCAGGTCTAAATTTTAATAATAATCTTTTTATTGGTACTAATGCCACAGCTTGGTCATCTAATGCTTATACAGTAGATGGAGATTTAATTGCTGAGGGTGTATCTCTTAATATTGAAATAAAAATGGAAGCTTATTACAATTATTTGGAAATACTCAGTTCTCAAACTCATACTATTTATTTATATTTAATTAAAGAAGATTTAAGTGGTAATACAGTTACATTAGATTCATATTATAAATCAACATATCTAGATCAAGCACCAAATAGTGATTGGAATTTTAATTTAGCTGATCCTGTTTTATCTACAATAATATCCCCCCAAGAAATGTCAGCCGGAGATAAAATATATGTATCTGGACATCATGTAACTTCTACACCAGTCACCAATGATATGTATTATAAAAATGCAACATTTAAAGTAACTCAAACACCACCTCCAACAGTCATGCAAGTTACATCTTCAGGAGTAAATACAATATGGGGATATCCAGATAATACTAAACTATATGCTATTACTTGTTCAAATGATACTCTAACATCTTTTTATGATGCTAACTTCTTTCAAAAAGATTTACCAGATTCAGGATTTAATAAAATTACTATTCCATGGTCAGTTAAATATGGAGATGAATTTAGATTTGAAGGTGATGAAATACTCTCCCATATGGTTAAAAAAGTATATGATATTAATGATTTAGACTCTGAAAGAGTATCTAATACTGGATCTATAGAGGTCCAATTTGGTTCCCCAGGGAAATCAACTGGGGGTTTTGGAATTAATGACTTACTAGCATCACAATCTATAAACCTAGACCATTTTCTTATTAGAAGATATGTAGATGATGCTAGTTCATATATTATAAAAGGATTTAAACCTACTTTAGGAGAAGCACCTTTTGTTACAATACCCGAGTATTCTACTCAACTATTAAATGAAAATCTACCTATTGCTATCCAAAATCTAGAACAAAATGGATTAGGTTTTCCTATCACTTAATTAAATTTACAATATATACAATATTTATAACAAATAATAACAAAATATGGGATATTTAAATAACCAAGTAGTAACAATAGATGCTATTTTAACTAAAAAAGGAAGAGAGTTGATGGCTAAAAATGATGGATCATTTCAAATTACTCAATTTGCTTTAGCAGATGATGAAATAGATTATACTCTTTATAATCCAACTCACCCATCAGGTTCATCTTTTTATGGGGAAGCTATAGATAATATGCCTCTATTAGAAGCTTTTCCTGATGAAACTCAAATCATGAAATACCAGTTAACTACTCTACCTAGAGGAACAGCAAAACTTCCTGTACTAGACTTAGGATATGCTGCTATTACTTTAAAACAAGGAGCTAGTTTAGCAATAACACCACAAACCTTAAGTTATTTAGGTAATGCCCAAACTTATGAAACTAGTGGATACTCAGCTACAATCTCAGATGTTAGACTATTAGGAACTTATTCTGGATTAGGAGTGAATACAATAGCTTCTGTTGATGCTAATGTTAATGCTACTACTACTATAGGAACTAGTGTTTCTAAAACAATTATAGGAACTCAAATTAACTTAAGAGCTACTACTGTAAATACATTATTCGGTAATAATTCATCTTTATCTGCTACATTAACAGTTGTAGGTTTAGATAGTGGGGCTAGATTAACTATTCCTATAACTATAACTAAAACAACCTAAAATATAAATAAATGAGCTTTAAAAGATATGAGACTGATGACTTTGTTGTAAGTAGTGATTCAATTACTTCAACATTATGGTCAACAGGAAACCCAACCCTAGCCGAATTTTTCACTTCCTCAGTTCAAGCTGCAGGATCCTCTGGTAATTTCTATTTATCTGTATATAACACCGGTTCTGATTTAATAAACTCTCTTTCTCAATTTGAAATAGCTTATGCTGATATTGAAGGAAGTGGTAGTGCTTATTATAACACAGCTGTACCAGGAAAATCTCCATCATTATCAACATATGGTCAGTACAGAGCTTTAATATTAGAAGATGAAAATAAATCCTTTACTTTTGGTACTGACAATAATGTTTTTACTACTCCTAATTTTTGGGTAATATCAATGGATAGAGCTAGGTATAAAGAATCATTATTTCCTGGATCTTTAAATCTAACACTATCTGGTTCTACAGGTACTATACATTTAACAGATAATTCATCTGATGTAAAAATAAATACATTTATAGGATCCTCTAGAGTATACCAGTTAATATCAGGATCAAAAGGATCTTCAGGAGGTATAGCTAACAATGGATTTGTAGCTAATTCAGGATCATATGGATTAGTTTTTCCTGAATTAGGAACTATTTTATTAAATCCTAGTGCTATTAGTCAATCTATTGGAGTTAACGCTGTTAGAACTGCTAATTCAGCTAATGGAGTAAATAATGCTACCTTATATAATTCTATAACTTTAGGCAAAAACTTCAAATTAAATTCTCAAGAAACAATAACCTCAGATTATATATTTACTAGAGCTAGAAATTCAGAATTTAATTATACTCAAAACCCAACATTCATCTCAGGATCAACAGGAGAAGTAATATATAATAATTTTATAAATAATCCTCAAACTTACATTACAACTATTGGAATGTATAATGACACAAATGAATTATTAGCTGTAGCTAAACTTTCAAGACCTTTAATTAAAGACTTCACAAAAGAAGCATTAGTTAGAGTGAAATTAGATTTTTAAGATGAATGAGTGTTTACAAACCATTTACAACATCTGATATAGTAACATCTCCATTTAAGGTGAATAAATCATTTACCTTAAATGGGGCTGCTGCCCTAACAGGTTCAGGTGTTGACAGATTTATTGGAAAAAATTTAGAACCTACTCTTTGGGTATCTGGATCAAACCCAACAGGACAGATTTCAACTCAAGACCAATTTTTAGTTTATAGATCTATAAGAGAATTATATTATTCAAACTATTTAAAAGGACAAAATGGCTCACCAGCAGGTACAGCTTCATTTAATACTGATGGTACTATAACTGGACCTACATATACTCCAAATTCTTACAATTATCTATCATCAACTCTATTAGCTAATAGATATTTCCCAACAGGATCTAATCAAGTTGTAGGTGTAATTTCTATCCCCTCAAATTTATATGGAGAAAATGTTAAATTAAACTCTTGTACTTTATCTGTTTTAGGATCAACAATTTCTGATGATGGAAATGGTAATATGCTTTTAGGTACTGCTAAGGTAGGAGATATAATATATGAACATGGAATTATAATTATAACTAGTGATGGTAATCCTAATATTGGTAATGATGGGTATGGTTTTGTTGTTTATGGAGGTACTGTTTATGGGGTAGATGATGCTACTTTTATAAATAATTTTGCTACAGACCCAAACATTACATGTTCTTTTGAAAGTACTATAACATTATATGAAAAACAATATAAATGTAATATAAGAGAAAATGAATATAACTTTTCTCAAAATCCAACTATAATATCTAGTAGCTCAAATAGTGGTGTTGTAAGTGACTTTGCTACAGGATCATACTTCTCCCCATATGTTACTACAGTAGGTTTATATAACAATGATAAAGAATTACTGGCTGTAGGAAAATTAGCTCAACCCTTACCTTTATCATCAACTACTGATACTAATATTATAATTAACTTAGATTTATAACATATATCTATAAACATTTTAAAAAAAATAAGTAGAAAAAAAAAATACAATATTTATAATCATGGCACAATTATTATCAAAAACTGGAATTACAACTGCTCAAACTGTTAGAGCAGCTCATGTTACCCAATCTGTTGATGCGTTTACAGCTGTTAAAGCTTATGACATTACTCTATCAGGATCTTTAGAAGTAACAGGTTCTATATCATTTACTAATTTTGTAGCTGCAGGTGGTGGATTTGGAAATTCTAGAGAAATTTCACATACCCAAACAATTCCACCAAATTTTAACGCTATACTTTATACTAGTAATATATATCCTTCAATAACAATTAATTCAGGTATAAATTACACTATAAGTGCTGGAGCTGATGTAGCTCTCCATAATATTAACCAGTAACTAATATAAATAATATATAAAAACTTAAAATAGTCTATATTTATAATAAATTGAATACAACATGAGTAACTTAAATGTAAATAATATAACTCCTTTATCTGGAAATTCAGGAACAACAAGTATTTCTGGATCTCTATTTATCCTAAATGGTACTACTGGATCCTTTTCAGGATCCTTTACAGGTGATGGTACAAATATAACTGGAGTTACAGGTGAATGGGATGGTTCCCTTAATGGAAACGCTAGTATAACAGGTTCATTAATTGTAAGTAGTAGTCTTCTAACATTTGATGGAACAGTTATAGATATAGATGCCTCAGGTGCTACAACAATTGATAGTGTTGGTTTATCTATTGATAATGCAGGAGTAGCAGCCAACATTACATCTACATCAGATGGAGCTGGTGAAGACTTTACAATTGCTTTAGCAGGATCTACAGATTCAAGTTTAGTCTTATCTTCTACAGGTACAGCAGCTGATGCTCTACAAATAGCTACCTCAGCAGGTGGTATGGATATAACAGTTGCTGGAGCTGCAGCTAATGAAGATTTAGATATTACTTCAAATAGTTCAATTAATATTACAGCTACTGAAAATGCTGCTAATGCAGTTTACTTAAGAGCAAATGGTGGTACATCTGAAACATTAAAAATCCATTCAGATCAAGGTACAGGAGCCGGTTCAATTGAAATTACATCAGACGCAGGTGGTATTGATATGAATGCCGCTGGAGCAGCTACTTTAGATGCTGTAGGAGTTGCAATTGGAGCTGGTTCAGGTGAATTAGATTTAACAACAACGGGTACAATGGATATTAATTCAGCGGCCTTAGACATTGATACTTCAGGAGCAATAAACATTACAACTGCAGGAGCAGCTAGTGATATAACTTTAGCTACTGCTCATACAGCAGGAGTAGCTGTACATATTGATGCAAATGCAGATGCGGGTTCAATTGTAGATATTGACGCAGGTATTTTAGATATAGATGTAACAGCAGCAGCAACAATAGATGCTGTAGGAGTTGCAATTGGAGCTGGTTCAGGAGAATTAGATTTAACTACCACAGGCACAATGGATATAAATTCAGCTGCCTTAGATATAGATACTTCAGGTGCTGTTACTATTGATGCCGCGGGAGTAGCTAGTGATATATCTATAGTTACTGCTCACACAGCAGGAGTTGCTTTTCACCTTGATGCAGATGCAAACGCAGGTTCAATTGTAGACATTGATGCTGGTATTTTAGATATAGATGTAACAGGAGCAGCTACAATAGATGCAGCTACATTAGTTGTAAGTGGTATCCGAAATAAAAATGTAGTAGCTCAATCAGGAACATCGGCTGAAGATTTAACAGCTGTAGCTCAAGATCTTATATGGTACGCTGCAACAACACAAGCAGGAGCAATTACATTACCACAAGCAACAGCAAATAATGTGGGTATGAAAATAAAAATTATAGCAGGAGCAACTTGGTCAACAACACCATTTAAATTAGGATTTGCATCTGGTGGTTCAACAGTAATGACAGGAAAGATTCAAGTATCTGCTCTAGATGCAGTTTTAACTACTACTTTTCCAGTAACTGCTAATGCTAAAAACTTAGTTATAGATGCTGATGCAGTTGCAACAGCCGGGGGTGCAGTAGGTTCAGTATATGAATTTACATACTTAGCAGCCGATTTAGTAATTTGTGAAGCTAATGCCTTTATTACTACAGGAACAGTAGCTACAACAGCAGCGGCATCAGTTACAGGTGGTATATAATAACTAATTAAATATTTTTTAAAAAGATCTTGGTTTTCTAAGGTCTTTTTTTTATCATCCATATTTACTTATTAATCTTAATATTAACCAAAATTAAAATTATGAATTGGATTTATAGAGATAAAGAAATCTTATCCAAAGATGATTTTCCTGAGGGAACCTATGGTTTTGTTTATAAAATAACTCATACACCTTCTAGTAAATCTTATCTTGGTAAAAAAGTTTTAATACATAACAAAAAAACTAAGTTAACTAAAAAAGATTTATTAATGTATGAAGGAGTACAAGGTCGTAAACCAACATATAAAATTCAACAAAAAGATTCAAACTGGAAAAGTTATTATGGATCTAATAAAACTTTAATGAAATTAGTTCAAACTGAATCCTTAGAAAATTTTAAAAGAGAAATATTAATTCTTTGTACAACTAAAAAACTACTTACATACTATGAAACTCAGGCTTTATTTACTTATAGAGTATTAGAGGAAGATGATAAGTGGTTTAATGATAATATACTTGGAAAGTTTTTTAGGAAAGACTTTGATATGTAAGT